TCACGGATAGCTTTCAGCATTTTCATACATTAGACCTCCGTGAAATACTGCCCCAGCAGCTCGTGTGGCAAATACTGCAAGACGATCTTCCCGCCCGCGGCCTCGCCGATACGCTCGCACTTGTACGTCTTGCCGTCCTCGCCGTCGAGGTAATACTTGCCGTATTCGTATTCCATGCCGCGGCTCGCCGGGATGGGGTCATCCTGCGTGCCCGCGTGCTCAGCGTCAATAACCGCCCAGAGGTTCGGCGTCTTGTCCGGCGTCCAGTCGGCCTGCGAGGTATGCGCCTGACGGCACTTGCACACCTTGCCGCCGTAGCTTCTGCGGTCGCCCTCAGCGTAATCAACAGGGTATGCCCATGCCGTAATGAGTTCCGGCACGCTTGCCGCCTCGCCGTCGCTCAGGCTGACCGCTGCCTGCTCGATAATGGGGCGCAGCTCCACTGCGCGGGCGTATGTGACCGGCTCACCCGCAAGGACGGTGACGGTCGCTTTGGCGCTCTCAGTCTCCGTGGGCTTGCCCATCTTGATAGATACCGTGCCGTCGCGGTGGTCGGTGATGGCCCCGCTCAGGCTGTATTCGCTGTTGTCCCACTCGTTTACGACTTCTTCGGTCTCGCCCGTGGGATTGCCGTCGTTGTCGAGCTTGTCCACCGTCTCGCGCTGGACGATGCTCCACGGCGTGTTGTCGGGCAGCAGCGCCGCGACCTCGGCGGCGGTCATCGTGAGTGTGATGGTCTTGGTGTCGCGCTCGCCCCACGCGCGGTCTTTGGGGTTGCCGTTGATCTCTGCGGGGTATTCAGTGTTGTTGACTTTGATGTAGGTCATAAAATCACTCCTTTAAGCGATAAGATTGAATTCGTCGTCGACGAGGGCGTCAGAGGGAAGAACCAAAGCGGGGCGGATGCCGAACGAGCTGGATGCGTCGTTGTAGCCCCAGTCGCCGTGGGGGTAGACGCGATACACGCTGAGGGTGGTGCCGGTGTACGGGGAGCGGAGCCACCAGTAGGTGCTCGAGCCGTTCAGCTTCGCAATACGCTTGTTGTTGGCGGACGTGCCGTTCCCAGACTCAAAGTAGGACAGCTTTGCACCGTCAATCGGGAAGTATCTGTTGTTGCTGTTCGTGAAGCCAACTTCGTAGCCAGACAGCAGAAAAATCTTGCAGAGCAGGCCGTTCGCACCGCTCTGGTCGGTGCCTCCAGAACCAACGTTCTTGCGATACGGGATCTTGACCTGCTTGATCGCGTCCCTGATATTGCTGTCGAACAGGCCAAGGAACGTGCTATTAAGGTAAGTGTTGATATCGCTGGTTTCGTACTTGTTTACATTGGAGCTGTGCCACTTACGATTTTCGTAGCAATCCTTCATCAGCAGCCAAGTGTCGTTGCAGGAGTCGTCGTACCTGCTGCTCGGCAGGCCTTGATGCACCACCAAAAATTCCGTCTTCTTCCCGTTGACATTCGCAAACACCGATTGCCCAACGTCCAGCGTCGACAGCTTCGTTCCCGCGCTCGGCAGCGTAATGTCATACCCCGTGCCATCAATCAGCGTCCTGCCCTTGAGGATGTTGTACACCGTGCCGTTGACCATGCACTTTCCGCCCTTCACGGTGTAGGCCGTGCCGTTGATGAGGGTCTTGTGCGCGGTGAGGTCAACGGGCGGCGTGACGTTGCCGGAATCGTCGACGAGGGCGTCAGAGGAAAGAACCAAAGCGGGGCGGATACCGTACGAGTTGGATGCGTAGTAGCTGCCGTAGAAGCCGTCGGAGTTGACGCCCCACACGTCGCCGGTGCCGCTGGAGCGCGGGGAGCGGAGCCACCAGCGGGCGCCCGAGCCGTTCAGGTACGCAATGCGTTTAGAATCCGTTCCGATTTTTGCATTAAAGTAGTCCAACTTCGCGCCGTCATTCGGCATATCTCCTGCACCAGCCAAGCCGACTTCAGGACCGGACAGCAGAAACACCTTGCAGGGCAGGCCGTTTGCTCCCTGCTGCGTCGTTCCGCCTTTACCGCCGTTCTTACGGTACGGGATCTTCACCTGCTTGATGGTATTCTTAATGTTGCTGTCAAGCAGGTTAAGAAACGTGTTGTTCAGGTAGGTGTGGATGTCACTGCTTTCGTACTTGTTTACATTGGAGTTGTGCCAAGCACGGTTCTTATAGATGTCCTTCATCAGCAGCCAAGTGCCGTTGCAGCTTGCGTCATACATGCTGCTCGGCAACCCCTGATGCACCACCAAAAATTCCTTCCGCACACCGCCGACGTTGAGGTACACCGACGAGCCGACCGCCAGTGTGCTGATCGCTTTGTTCGCCATGCTGCCCTCCTTAGCCGTACAGCCAGTTGATGGCGTAGTTCTCGGTCGGCGTGGTCTCAACGTTCACAAGCGTCTGCTTGACGATGTTGCCGCTCGCGATGTAGTCGCTGCCGCGCGTCGCGGCCACAATCCCGCCTGAGCCGTTGCCCTTGAGGAGAGCGGTGGTGGAGGGGATATTGACGGGGCCTGCGGGGCCCTGCGGGCCGGCCGCACCGGTCTCGCCTTTCTCGCCCTGCTCGCCCTTTTCGCCCTGGTCTCCCTTGGGGCCTTTGATGTTGACCGTCGCGGGATTCGCAAGCCCGCCGTCGTTCGACCAGCTCAGGTCTCCCGCCGCGGACACAGCAGGGGTAAAGGTCGCGCCCTTTGCGCCGTCCGCGCCCTTCGCGCCATCCGCGCCGGCAGGGCCTCGCGGACCCGTCAGGCCTTGCGGACCGATTTCGCCTTGCGGACCAGTCTTGCCCTGCGGGCCCTGCTCTCCCTGCGGTCCCCTTGGCCCCTCTGGGCCGGTATCTCCCTTCGCGCCGTCAGCACCGGCAGGCCCCCGTGCGCCCGTGTCGCCCTTCGGGCCCTTGAGGTTCACGGTCTGCGGATTCGCCTTGCCGCCGTCGTTCGTCCACGACAGGTCGCCGTCGTCGCTCATGCTCGGCGTGAACGTCACGCCGTCCTTGCCGGCGGCACCGTCTGCGCCTTTCGCACCATCCTTGCCCGGGGCGCCATCCGCACCGGCAGGGCCTTGAGGGCCGGTCTCGCCGGGATCGCCTTTCGGACCCTGCGGACCCTCGGGCCCCGTGTCACCCTTCGCGCCCTGCAAGGGGCCGTTGTTGATAAATTCGCCGGTCACGCCGTCGAAAATGTAGATATCATACGGCTGTGCCGCGCCCACGCCGTAGGCGTCGCCCGCCGCTGCCGTCGCTTTCTGCGCGGCGTCGAGCGCAGCCTTCGTGCCGTAATAGCCCAGCACCTTGAAGCCGCTGCCGGGCTCCCCCTTGGGGCCTGCGGGGCCCTGCTCGCCTTGCGGGCCGGTCTGTCCCTGCGGACCCTGTTCGCCCTGCGGGCCGCGCGGACCTTCGGGGCCGGTCGGTCCGGTCGCGCCGGTGTCACCTTTCTCTCCTTGGGGGCCGGTATCGCCCTTGTCTCCTTTCAGCGCGGCAAGCTGCGCCGCCGTAAAGTCGGAATAGGTAAAGGCATCGCCCTTGTCTCCCTTTGCACCCTGCGGGCCAGCGGGGCCGGTCTCGCCCTGAATACCCTGCTCCCCCTGCGGGCCAGTCTCGCCGGTGTCACCTTTGGGGCCCTGCGGCCCCGTCGCGCCAGTTGCGCCGGTCTCTCCCTTGGGGCCGCGCGCGCCGGTTGCGCCCGTGTCTCCTTTGGGGCCGGTTGCCCCAGTCTCGCCCTTCGGCCCCTGCGCGCCAGTTTCACCCTTGGGGCCGACTTCACCCTGCGGGCCCGTCGCAGGAACGCCGGTATCGGCAAAGGCTCCCGCCGCCGCATCCCACTTGAACCAGTTGCCCGTGGTCTCGTCGACGTATGGCATCTTGGATACCGCCGTCTCCGCATCCGCCGCCGCCTGCAAAACCTCATCGACCCAGCTTTGATAGGCCGGAGGCGGTGTCTCGCCGCTGTCTTCCAGCGTTTCGCGCACGCGTGTTTTATATATCTGGCTCTTCACAATGGTATCGCCCACGGTATAGCGCAGCTCTGCCGCGCCCTCACCGGCCACCGCCGTATCAACGCTCGATACCCGCCACACGAGCGCGCCGTCCTCTTCCGTCACCGTCACGGGATACGGCTGCGCATCACCGTTTCGTTGCACGATCAGGCTCGCCACGCCCTCGCCATAGCCCTCGCGCCACTTTTCCAGCACGTCAAAGACGACCTTGCGTGCCTGATTCTCGCCCCTGCGCCCGAGCTTGATTTCTTCGAGCGCGTAAGCATTTTCAATAACCATGTTGTCACCTCTCTTATGGAAAACGGCGCAGCAAGAGCGACTTTTTCGTCCCTTGCTGCGCCGTGTCGCAACTCATTTTTCGTGTCTCGCGGTCGTATTCACTTACGCGTTGTGGGCCTTCGCGCTCTCAACGTAGTCGCTGCTCATCGTCTGGATGAGATTTGCGGTCGACGCGTCCTGTCTCATCTGGTTCTGGATGGCCCACAGGAACTTTCTCTTGACCTGCACGGTCACGCCGCGCTGGATCAGGCAGCTTTCGCCGTTCACGCACACCAGCAGGTCATCCTTATACTTGCCGCTGTCCTTGAACAGGCGGACGCTGACGTACTCCTCGCCCGCGGGGGCGGCGTTCACAGCCGCAACGGCGTTCTTTGCTTCGCTCATCGGTCTTTCCTCCGTTTCAGTGTCGGGGGCGGCGTTCACAGCCGTCCCCTTGGTGGTTAGGTCAGCGGGGTCTCATCGAACGTGGAAGTCGTTTCCACGCGAATCATATACGCCTCAACCAGACGTTCGGCGACCTTGGTTGCCTTCCAGCCGACAGTTGCACGCTGGTTCAGCGGGTCAGCCGTTCCGGCAGAGCCGAGCGGCTTGACGATGTGCTCAAGGCCACCGCCGGTCAGCTCGGTCGTGCCGTAAGCCTCTGCGCCCATGATGAGGGTGGAATAGACATTGCGGCCCTTCGCACCGGCTTCGCCCGGATAGATGGCGGTCGACGCCGTCGGGGTGGCAGCAGGCGCTTCTTTCAGCGTGATCGTTGCGCTGCCAGCAGCCGCGGCCGAGGCGCTCTCGATCTCAAGGAGCGCACCATCGATGACGACTTCACGGCCAGCCAGCTTTGCGGCGTCAGCAGTGGTGATGGCCTCGTTTACGGTCAGGACCTTGCCGGATGCGCTCTTGACGGTCAGGTCGCGTGCGGCCTCGGTCAGGTCGTCCGCATGGAACACCTTCGCTTCGGTCGTCTCGATGAAGCGGACGCCCGCGATCTTGCCGATCTCGTCGTCATAAATGTTGCTGGTGTCCTTGTACTCGTGCGGGCGCTTCCAGTCAGGGTCATCCTGAATGTCGTAGGAACAGTCAGGGTGAATGATGGCCCAGTAGGAGCCCTCATAGCGCGGAGCGTTCATGGTTTTCAGGAAGCGAACCGCCTTGCGGACGGCGCGAACCGTGAAATAGTGGTTGCCCGTGGCCTCGCCGCCAACGAGCAGATGGCGGCCCGTCACCTGACCCTCGCCGTACTGGACGTTAGAGCCGCCGTTGATGACCTCGCGGGTGATGGTGTCGAGCGTGCGGCCCGCCTGAGAGCCGAGCAGCACCGTCGCTTCCTGCAGGTTGTTGTCGATGGCGGTCAGGTCGAGAATATCGGAAATCTCGACGAAGTCGCCGTACTGGTCGACCTGCGCGGTCAGCGTGGTCATGGACAGCTTACGGCCCTTGGGCGTAACGCCTTCGGTGATGGGCGTCAAGGCCTTGGGAAGCGGATCATACTTGCGGAACTCGATCTCCTTGCCCTTGCCCTTGGGGATGTTGCGCTTCTGCGCGAAGCGGTCATGCACCAGCTCGGGTTCGGCGTTGTCGATCAGGGTGTCGCAGTAGTAGGTCTTCATCTCGCCCGAGAGACCGGAATCGGTCGTCACGTTCGTCTGACCCTCAAACAGGTTCAGAATGACGGGCAGAATGAAAATGTCTTTGAACTTCTTCATAGAGTTTTGTCTCCCTTCTTACAGTCGGTAAATTAGGCGGACATCAGAATACGATGCGCTCGCCGCGCCGAACGCGCCTTGCGATCTCTGCGCGGTCGGCCTTCGTGAATTTGCTCGGGTCACTCTTGACAATGACCCCCGGCTGGGAAGTGGTTCCATTCTCGTTCGGGCGCATTCCTTTCGCGCGGACGTTGTCCATCACGCGCTTTTCCATCTCCGCCGCAGCTTTCGCCGCGCTACGAGCCTGAATGTCGCCTAAATGGGATACCTCGTAAGCGTCTTTTACAGGAACGCCAGCGCGCAGCATCGCAATGAAGCGCGGATTCTCCGCGACTTCGCGCTTGAGGTCGAAGTCAGGGTACTCGCCCGGCGCGTCCGCCGTGCCGACCAGCTCGCTCGCCTGACGAATCCAGTCGTTATAAGTCTCGTCGGCTTTCTGCTGGCGCTGTCTGTCTTCTTCTTGGCGTTTGAGCGCTTCGTTTTCCTGCTGCATCCGCGCATACTCGCGGTACTGTTCCACGCTCATGCCCATACTCTCCGCTTCCGCGTTGTAGAGCACGCTGTTGAGCGCCGCATCGCCCTCAAAAGCCGCACGAAGCTTACTCATATCGCCGTCCGACACGCCATAATGGCGCATCAGTGTGTCGATAATGGGCTGCGAATCGGCGATTTTCTGGTCTTTGGCCTTCTCTTCACCGAATCTGCGGTTGATGATGCGCTGCGTCTCCGCAGTGTACACGTCCTTGTACTTGCCGTTTACGAGGTCAAGGAACTCCTTTTTCAGGTCTTCCCCGCCTTTTTCCGCAGCCCCGGCGTCGTGCTGCTGCATCTTCACGCCCTCGCCTTTCGGCTCGCCAGAAGAGGCTCCCGTATCATCAGGTGTCTCCTGCTTGCCGAACACGACGTTGGCGTATTCGCCCGTTTTGCCCTTCCGGGTGGGAGAAGAGCTTGCCTGTGTGGTATCGCCCTGTGCGCTTGCGCCTCCCTCAGCGCCGCCCGATGCACCGGCAGCGGCTCCCGCAGCGGCAGCGCCGCCGTCAAAGAGGCTCAGGATCACGCGAAGCGTGGTTTTGAGGTTCATGGTATCCCTCCTGCTTGTCAAATCGCGGATATTCGGCCCTCCGTGTAGGCCGTGCAGCGCTTCCCATTGCCCGCAGGGGAGGGGGAGAGCGGCGAAAAGATGAAGAAAAACGCCGCCCCTCCCTCGCGGGCGTATGAATAGGAGGAAGCCACTCGCACGCCTAAAGCGTAACATGCGGCTTCCTCCATCTCACCACGGGTGAGCAAAATTTTTTAATTTTCTGCGAAACTGACCATAATGGCATCCGGCCTCATGTCCTCAAGCTGCTTGAGCCCGATGCAGGCCGCAATAAATGCCGCCTCGATGCGCTCATCGCCGCCGCAGTGGATGAGGAAGCGCGGCGCACCCTCGTCTATCTCAAAGCCATAGACCTCGCACTCTCCCTCAGCTTCCATGTTCTTCACATAGCCACCGAAGGCATACATCACGCCAGTGATGTAGTTGCAGCATTTCTGGTCCGCCGAATGGCCCTCGCACAGGATCATGTAGCGTCCGATTTCGTGCTCGATGTGAACCATCGTCATGCGCTTACACCCCCGGCATTGCCGCGCTGCTGCCCGCGTCCATGTTCGGCTTAGACTGTTCGGCAAGCTGCTGCATGTACGGTGTCTGTGCGCTCTGCGCGTCGGCGTTCTTGCTCTCAATTCCGCCGCTGCTGCCGCTCTTACGTGTCGAGCCACCGCTCTGCGTGCCGCCCGCCATTCCGATGCCCATGTCCTGTCCCGTAAGCTGCTGGATGACCGCGAGCGCCTTTTGCAGATGATCGCTCTGCTGCTGCACGACGTTGTAGAGCGTCGCGCCCTCGTTGACTTGGCTCTTGATCTTGTCGATTCCTTCGAAGTCCATCATGTCGAGCGCAATCATGCTTTCCTGTGCCCTGTCTGGGGAGAAGAATCCCAGCGAATACAGCTCTTTCGCCCGCTCGTTCTGTTCTGCGCGGGAGAATGGATTCTTCTTCTGCGCCTTGATCTTGATGTCAAAGACCGGTCTGCGGAACAGGTCATTGCCGAGGCTGTCCACGCCCGTCACCTGATCGCCAAGCTCGTTCACGCCGATCTGCGCATACTCGTAGGGCATTTCATTCGTGATGCGGAAAGTGCGCGCTGCGTCGTAGAACTGCCGCATGCGCTCGATGCACAGCTTCACGATCTTCGTCTGCGCGCGGTAGCACGCTGAAATCATATCTCGGCTCGCCTTGTTGCCCGCCTCCTGCAATGCAGAAATAGCCGCCGCAGCCGTCGCACCGCTGGATGTGCCGCCGTTGGACACGTCGCGGTTTGAGCTCGTTTCCTTCATCTCGTCGATCTTCATCTGCACGATATTCGCGTAGATGGAATCGAGCGGGCGCGTCGTTACCTCGCGGAGCCTGCTCTCGTCGATCTGTCCGGACACGTGGATGATCGGCTTGCGCCAGTCAAGGAACTCTTCTTCGTTGATGTTCAGGCTTTCACTCGCGAAATACCGGCGCTTGCTGCCCATCATTGAAGTTTCGAGGATGTTGCCCCACAGCTTGTCGATGTAGAGCTGCGGGTCCTTTGCAATGGCCGTATATCCAAATCCCGCAGGTGTGCCCTTTTCGGGAAACAGCACGTCGAACACGAACGGGTATTCGCCATCTTCGTAGAAGCCGCCATCCGCATATTCGGGGTCATTTTCGCTGGCGTAGATGATATGCTCCTCGTCGATGAACTTCGCGTAGTGCAGTACCGTTCGCCCGTCTGCGGTCCTCTTGCGGTAATACCAGTCGATCACGGCGACCTTGTTGCTCGTGTCCACCGTATCGTCGTACTCGTATTTTGCCGTTTCAATGCTGCTGCCGCTGAGCTTATCCGCAAACTGCGGGTATTCGTCCTCGATGATGTCGCGGTCGACGAGCGCCACCGTAAACACGTTGCGGCTCTTCTGGATGTCCTCAACCCCCGGCTCCCAGAAGATATTCAGCGGGTCAATGCCCTCGATAGCGATGTCTCCGAGCCCGTTGTCTTTCTCTTTGTCCCAGAACACGCCGTAGATCGCCACACCGTGTTTGAGCTTTTCCCACCACTCGAAGCTGTATGTGCTGTCAAATTCGTTGTATTCCATGATAACCGGCAGCACGGACGAGAGCGTCTGCGCGCTTTCCTCGTCGCTCTGTTCGCGAGGCAGGCATACGGGCTCGGGGTAGTTGTCCATCGCGTCGGCGTGCTTATTCATGATCGAGTTAAACAGCCATGCACTCGCAGGCTCGGGCGATTCCCCCGCATCTTTCGCCCCGCGTCGGATATCCTCCCAATGCCGCAGCTTCCACCAGCGCTCCTCGCTGATGATGCGATTCTCGAAGTTGCTCTTGCCCTGCTTGTACTTTTGCAGCGTTTCTACGGCATCACCGATCTCCTTGCTGCCGATGGCTGCGCCGCTGCTCATCGCCGCGTCGCTGTCGCGGAATGCGCCTACAAGCGGTGCTTCTGCCTTTGCATCCAACATCGCAGCAGCACCAGCCGCGTCGGCCTGCTGCTGCGTCTGCGGGAATTTTCTCGTCCCTGCCATGTCTTCCCCTCCTGTCAGTTGTGTTGGAACCACGCATATCTGTCGTAGCTCGGCGTATTGATGTCCAGCGGGTCGTACAAGACCGGCTTCGGCGGCTTATTTACCCGTGCCGCAATGGGATTCTCCATGCACACATAACGTGTCATGTCGTAGATATGATCCTCCTGCTCGGTGTTCACGTCCTCAACGTCCTTTTCGTCGTAAACGAGGTTTGGCACCGTGCGAATGAAATTTTTGCACGTATCGAAGATATACAGCATCGGAACGCCGTTCTCATCAAACGCGAATCGGTTGTGCAGCTGCATTTTGCCGTCGATGCGGGCGTTATCCCCCTTCTCGAAGTAGACACGCTCGCGCTCAAAGAGCGAGCCGATGCTCTCCGTGCCCTGCGTACCCCAAATGGCGGGGTCGCCCACACGGAAGATGTGCCGCCCCTTGAGGTTCGGGTCTTCCGCCTCAATGCGTTTCATCTCGCGGGCAACCGCCGTCGGTTCCATCTTCACGCCCTCGTTCGGTGTGCCCGTGCAGCCGTAATATTCCCTGATGTGGTAGAGCCGCCTATCATGGTCGACCGCAAACCAGCCGATGGCAAACGGCCTTGAATAGCCCCAGTCCATCGCGCACCAAATCGGCCACTCCTTCGGCACATGAAACGGCGCGATGACGTGCGTATGGATGCGGTCGCGGTAGTGTTCGCTGTCATTGCGCCACTCGGTAAACACCTGCCCGGAGAACGTGTCCCAGTCACCGTAGAGCAGTGCGTTCTTTTCCGCCTCCGGCATCGACGCAAGGCGCGTCAAATAGCTGTCGTCGTTTTTCAGCAGTATCTTATTGTCGAATACCGTGCTCGGCACGAAGATGCGGCTCTTCTGCCGATGCTCTTCGTGCCCATCTGGAAAGCGCACGACGGCATCCTCACGGATAGTTCTCATCGGCGGCGCTGCTGTTATGAAACGTTCCTTGACCCATCCGTGCCCCACACCGCCTGGGTTCGCCGTGCTGCGGATATATACACGCGTCCCCGGCCCGTTCGGTCGGTTGCGGGAAAAGAGGTAGCTGTATTCCTCCCACGTAAAGTGGGTCAGCTCGTCAAATGCGATAAAGTCATACGCTTGGCCCTGATACTTGATCTTGTCCTTTGCGTACTGCATCGAGCCGAAGAGTATTTTCGCCCCGCTCGGGAATGTCCACGTGTGGCTGCTGCCGTTGTAGCGTGCGCCCGGATAGATACGCGGGTAGTAGTTCAGCGTCTTGTCAATGAGCTCGGCAAGCTGCGGGAAGGTCTTTCGCAGGATGATCGCCTTGTAATACGGGATATTCACCTGCCGCAATGCCTCGATGACCAACGCGTCGGATTTTCCCCCGCCTAACCGGCTGCGCCGCCGTATAGAGCCTCGTCCTCCCAGCGGCTCATAAAGAGCGCCTGCTTGGGCTGCGGCTTCCATACCACGCTACGCTTCGCCATTCGCATCACCTCCCGCGTCCTGCGGAACAGGCATTACCGCGGGCAGCTCTGCCACACCGCACGCGCTCTCTCCGCTGTCGTCCTTCTTCTCGTCATTTATCCAGCGGAAATTGTATCTCAGGCTGAATTCCGCACCACGCTGACCGTCTCGGTCGAAGAGCCGTTCCTCTGCGTAAGCCTCGATGCGGGCCTTCGCGCGCGTAACCGTGTCAACGAATTCTTTCTTTGCCTGATAGTTCAGCAGCGCTTGACGGCTTGTAAATCCAAGCGCGAGCGCCAGCCCCGTCACCGTCGGTGGGCGCTGATGAATGATAAACGGCTGCCCGAATTTGTCGAGAATCGGCATCCCGTCGTCCCCTATGATCGGCTCGCCCTTGCAATCCTCAAAGTATCGGTCAATGACGGCCTGCATTTCTTCGACCGTCGCATATTTGGGAGGATGCCCAGTTTTCGCCATGCCGCCACCGCCTTTCTTTTTTATGCTGCAAGCCCCCCGTCCTCGGCCTTATCGCGCAGCATTCTTATCCCCGCTCGGGGAACCGAGCTTCCTATTTCCGACGGTAACACGCCATCTTTTATTTCTCACCACGGGTGCAGAAACTTTCTCTTTCCTTTCTGCGCTCTCCCCTGTATAGTTACATACATACAACATAGATACATTCTGCATATAGCACCCTCTCCCGAAAGAAAAGAAATATAAAAGAAAAGAAAGGGGTTCTCCCTCACGGCAAAAAGAGAAGCAGGGCTTTCGCCCCGCCTCTTCTTATGCCATTTTGAGCTTTCTCTTGAACCACTCCCACAGGTTACGCCACGGATGGGATTCTGCGTAATTGGCGCGCTGCTCGGCGTTGTAGCGCCTGTTACGCATTACATTAAGGGCCTCTTGCTTAAAAGCGCACTCGTCTCGTTACCCCTCCTTCGGCTCGCCGTATCTGCAAAAATCGTTCTCACCAACATTGCGCCTGTTGCATGGCGAATGTCTGTTGTGACACGTCAGCGTCCCCGGCTTCCCGTATCGCTGGGTAAGCTCGGACGGCAATGTGCTGTGCTTGCAGTCCTTGCACCGCGTCACGACCACGGCGTCTACAATAGGGATGGCCCTAATATCTGCTGCTGTAGCGTAAAGCTCCCAATTTTCATCTGGTCGCCAATGAATAGCATCCCTGTCAATCAGTCGCATCGCTGTCACCTCCGTCCATCTTCGCGTAGTTCTCCACAAAGTTACAAACTCTGGCAGCGCAGGAGAGGCACAGTTGTTTCTCTGCAGAAAATGGTGTCTTAAAATTTACAACGCCGTAGTGATTGAAATCCAGATTCACGCCGTCAACCTCGTAGTCAATCTCGCGCCCACACATATCACAGAACACTTTAACCATCAACTATTTCCTCCGTCCATCTTCGCGCCGCTCCGCCCAAAACTCAACAAGCACTTCGGCGCGTCGTAGATGCGCAAATCGGTAATGTGCCAGCCGTAGCCCGTTTGCGCGTGCAGATAGTCGTGCATGTCTTTGAGGGTAAGGCAGGACTGTTGAGCTACTTCGCACGCCGTCAGCCAGTCTTCACCCTTGACGTAGTAGCTGCCGCCGCGCGCTTTGGTCTCAAGCTCGTAAATACGGTCGCAGGTAAATTCGCCGATAATCTTGCCCTTGCGGTCTGCCCACTTGCCGCGGTTCCACTTGGCAACATCACCCCCGAGGTCAACTCGAAAAAACTCGTTACAGCCTTGCAGCGTGCAGTAGATGTAGCATTTGAACGGCGTGTCCAGCTTCGGTCTGGTTTTTCGCACCTCAATCGTCTTTTCACCGTTGGCAATCTTCTCCGCCCACTTGGGGCGGATGCTCAGCATAACAGCCTTACTCATTTTTTCATCGCCTCCAATGCTTTCTCCGCCTCAACCGGTGTTTCCAGCCATGCCAAAATATCCGAATAGTCCTCCGAAAATTCTAATTCATCTTCAAACCCAAGATTTTTGTACATTAACCTGCAAAACTCTTTTTGATTTTCGTATAACAGTTTCGCCAACTGCTGATTTGTCGCAGTTCGTATGATGTCTGCATTGGTCAACGCTTTGTCAGACGGCAGCACCACCAGCCGATCGTCCTTGTCGGCCTGCGCGAGTTGGCGGAGACGTGACAAAGCCTCGCTGGCTTTCTGGTCGCTAATCAAGTCTTGGATGAATGCCCAATAAGCCGCGAACTCCTCCGGCGTCAGCCCCGTGTCCTCATAGGCGCGCACGTCTTCCCGTGCCATCAAATAATCCCGAATGAGCTGTTGCACCACGAACCGCTGCATCATCGGCCATGCCGCGATCTGCTCTTGCAGCTTTTTCAATGCCTCACCAGAAACCATCACTCCACCTCCTGCATCCAGAACTCGCGGCGGCAGGCTTCGCAAACACACGTTTCTACCGAATATACCCCGCACGCTCCTTTATCGTCCCGGCACTCTTTTATTAGTACTGCTGGGCAAATGGTAAGTACGCCTGTGGTCTTGTTTATACTTGCCTCTGGCCACTGCTCCAGAAACACGCTCTGTCGCGTCTTAATTGGGTGATCCTTCGACCACTGCTCGACGGTAGCAATGATTCTCTTGTAGTCTTCATCAGGTACGCTGCTGCTGCCGACGCATTTAGCCCCTTCAAGCGGGCAGCCCTCGCAATCCTTGTAGCTGTTACACATTCTTTTGCGTTCTTTCAAAAATTCAAAAGCGTCCATTTATGCCTCCATTCTGTCGATCACTTTTCGAATCACATCGCCACCGTAAGCGTCTTTTGTCAACTCCAAGAACTCCGTCAGCGTCATCATGCCATGCTCTAGGTCAACACCGTGGTCACGGGCGAACTGCTTTCGTCCCATGTCACACGATCCGGTCAAGCGGTGGTGCCAGTCGTAAAAGTACTGCGTCGGATACGTTTTCTCGCGGTCTGTCTCACTCAAGAACATCTCAATGCGATCATCTTCCGGCATATCCTCAAAAAGCTTATCGCGCAAGTCCTCCATTGCTTCTCGCAGCGTTTCGCCGTGCGCAAAAAACCCGTCCTGCTTGACGATGTAGCACGGTGTGAGCGTCAAGTCATCGTTCACAATTGCCCCGTGCGCAGTGTTGCCGCGCACGGAATGAATCAGCGTGTTTACGCCGTCAATTCGATAGACCGGTTCCCCATTGAAACTTTTAATGCCGTAGCCGTAGCCGTAGCCGTCGCCGTAGCCGGAGCCGGAGCCGGAGCCGGAGCTCACTGACAGGAATGCCTTGACCTTATCATCAAGCGTCATCTCTTCCACTCCTTTACGCCTCGAAGCGACGCAGATGCCGCATCCGTGCATGGGATAATCTGGATTGCCCCCAGCACGGTCATTTCCGGAATCGTCACGGTAAAACGGCAGTTGCCCGGTGCTTTTGTGCCGTCCTTCGCCAGCTGCTCCACGGCACACGCGCCGTCCCAGCTCCACAACTTACGCACCTCGGTCATGGTAACCTCGGAGCCGTTTCTCTCTTTGATCTTGCCGAAAAACACGCCTGCGCGGTCGCAGCGAACGATATAGTCCTGATTGTTGTTCATGATGAAATTCCTCCTGATTTTTGTTAAAATTTAAAGCTCTCTCTGAGCTTGATCCCGTTTACCTCTGCCTCCGCCGTAAAGTAGCGGTGTGCCTCGTTGATGTAGACGATTCTGCCGTGTACGGTTCTCAATTTCTCAAAGCTACCCAGTCCGCTCGCGCCCTCAAAGGCCGCGGGCGTCCAGCTGTATGTGTCTCCGATGTTCATGCTTTCTCCCTAATGTCCCCGCCCCATTGCTCCGCCATAGCTTTGGCGATGCCAGGGAAGGTCTTGCTCCGGTCCTTTGCGCTGAGTTTTAATCCGTCGAGTTTAGTTCTCGTCGTCCGCCCGTGCCCCGTATCCACCCAACGTGCCTTAGGCGTTACTACCTGTGTCGGCTCTAACGGCAGCAGATTTTTAAGCCATAAACACGTCCGTTTAGTGTATGGGTGCCCAAACATGTAAGGTTGGATAATCTGGCTGTATTTCGGCAACTCACATATGTGCATGGGGGCTGGATTTTCGACGCAAATCATTGGTATATCAGCCCGTAAAATCATCTCGAAAAACTTGGCCGCCTCACGCATATGGTAATATCTCTCTGCATTGATCCATTTTCCCCCGGATGGGTCAATACGGATCAAGCGCATACTCCCAGCGGATGTCAGATAAGTACACGGCGGATGTGCAATCATCAAATCCCACCGTCCCACATCATGCGTCTGCCCGTCCATTGTGGTCACTTGCCCCCCCTCGATGGCCTTGAGCGCATCGCCCAGAATATGCCACTCAGGGTGCCCGCCGGACGGCTCCTGAATGTCGCAGGAATACGCCTCGTGCCCCAATGCGCGGAACGCTTTGCATACCTCCTGCGATTCCTCGCAGGCAACCAGAACTTTCATCTTCTCCCCTCACATTCCCCGAACAGCTCCCGGAACGGTTTCCCGGTCAAATCCTCCAACGCGAGAAACGCCCGCACGGTCGCGTCCACGTCGCCCTTGACGTACCGGCTCACGTTGGTCGCTGAAATCCCGGTCGCCTCGGCAAGCGTGGTCTGGTTGTAGTCGGTCTTCTCCAGCGCCGCTTTGAGGACCGGATACGGGCAGCGCTCCCATGGGGTCTTGCTCATAACGAATCGGCTCATGTCATTCCCCTCCTAACAGCGCCGCGATGGACACGTCCAGCGCTTCGGCGAGATAGAGATACGTCGTGACTATACCGTATCGCTCGCCGCGCTCGATGGACGAGATTGTGCTGTCTGCGACGCCTGACTTCTCCGCAAGTTCTGTCTGGTTCATCCCTCTCATCAGACGCAGGGCTTTCACCTTCTCTCCGATGCGTTCCTCGGTCGGGATTCCGCTTTTCCCCTCGTCATCCTCCCGTAAAAAGTCGAGCAGGTTAATGCCGACGGCGCGGCATATCCGTTCGCACAGCGGGATAGTCGGCATGATGCGCGCCATCTCGTAGTTGCACAGCTGACCTTGCTCAATTCCACACATGGCGGCAAAACTCGCTTGGCTCATGCCAGCGGAAGTTCTCAGCCCACGGATCCGCTCCGCAGTGTCTTTTGCATTCATCTTTTTCGCCCCCTTTATTTTCTCAGTTTCTGCCCGCGCCGCGTCTTGAACTGGCGCGCGCCCAAATAATCATCTTTCTCCTGCGCTTCCCGCTGCTCTTCCTTCCGGGCGGCGCGGTGTTTTGCGATATCCGCCGCGTAGTACGGGCAATGGTCTTGACAGCCGGGATACCGCGTCGGCGGCAGGAAATGCAGGCAATGCTCAAAGCTCATCGGTAAACTCCCTTGCGCGTCGCGATTTGGTCAGCGTTACTATCGTGACCGGCGGCTCATTCGTGTATCTTTTCCTCGCCGCAATATTCCATATCGCCGCATCATCCGGATACGCATACCCGTTGAGCGCATCCATGACGGCCTTGACGATGTTGTCGAGGTCTCCGCGCTTTAGGTATGGGGCTAACTCCATTTCTGCTCTGCGCTCTTTTGGCGTCCCCTTCTGGATGGGGAAGTACGCAATAACATCAAGTTCCAGCGCGTCTCCCGCGGCAAACGGCATCACGTTTTCCCTCTCCCACGCCGCGCGTATGGCAGCCTCGTATTCCTGTGTGCTCTTCGGCGTGTAAGTACCATGCCGCGTGACGCGGGGCCTACCCTTCGGGACGGGCCTGCCGTCAACAAAAAAATGCACGCTTTCTGCCTGCCGCCGTTCCCTGCTCATCGCCTTGCGCACCTGCTTCTGCGCCTGCGGCCCCAGCCTCGCGAGGTCAGCTGATGTCAGCGCCATCGTCTGCCTCCCTGATTCGCACTGGCAGGACCATTTTGACGTCCTCGTGGTTGGTCTTGATCGTAATGGGTCCAATTGGCCCGCGGAATTCCAGAATAGCAGGCTGCTTGAAGGCGCCGCCGACGCTGGCCTTTGCCGCCTGCAACGCCGAGAGAAGATACTCGGCATTCACGCCGATACGGAATGTCGGCTCATTGGGCAGGGCTTTTTCCCAATCCAGAAACTTTCCAACCGGCTGAACAAAACCGAAGATGCAGCCGAGGCATTCGATCTCAACCACGCTTTCCGTCTTGTCCCGTTCTTTCAGCTCCAAGCGCATGGAATTACCGCGCGGCAGGCGGATACTCGGCTTGATGTAGCAATCGAAATCCTCTTCGACCTCGCAACAGGTCGCATGCTCCACGAAAAGCCGGAAGCCGTCTGTGGCGATAGCCGTAACTGCCTTGTTCTTCTTGCGAAATTCCAGCCGGATATTCTTGTACATCGGCTTTCTCGCGCTCGCTGATACCGCGCCCTTTACGGCGGCGATAATCGTGTTGAACGCGTTGGTGTCCATGATAGCCAGTCTCATTTCTCTGCCTCCTTTGCGGCATTGCGGTCGCACGGGTCGTTCCGCAGGCCGACCGCAATATGCATCACGTTCTTCTCATCGACGCGCTGGTGAATCTCGTATTCCCCAAGCAGCGGGTTCACCTTCGGCCTTTCGAGGTGGAGCGCCTTCATGCGTGGGATATCTTCTCCCGTGTCGGGGTCCTTCACTGCCTCGCCGTAGGCAAGCGCGATCTGGATAGTCCAAGCGTCGAACGCCATGCGCAGCTGGTTCAGCCCCTTCATATCCTCGTGCAGCTTCGCATTCGCTTTCATCAGCTCGCCGACTTTTTTCTGATATCTGCCGAGCTCGTGCTCAAGCCGTTTGACCTTGTCTCTGTTTCTTTCGCTCATCGGTTCTCCGTCCTTTCGTAGTGCAGCGTCAGCGCCCGGGCGATCGGGCAGCGCCGCCATTCTTCGCTGGCGCAGTAGCGCCGCGTATATTCGTCAAGCTCCTCTTTCGGCAGTTTAACTTGTGCGCCCTCGCAGTTGAGATAGTCGCGGTAGTCCCGCGAGTAAAACGGGCACTTGAAAATGCCCCCGCGATACCCGCTCACGGCGCACCGCCTGCCATTTTGTCAGCCGCCGCTTCCCACGTTAGCCCGTGTTCTCTCGCATAACGCGATATGCTCGGCATGAACGCCTCCTGTTCGGCTGTCCGCTCGATGTATGGGTGCATCCACGCAACCGAAACGTGTGGGGAAGCGGTGCCCCTGATCTTTGCCAGCACTTGGCCGACCTTCGGCGGAAATCCCCTCGTATCCTCGGCAATCAGCGCATTTACTGCGCCCATCGCTTCGGCGGGGTCTTCCCCGCCCAGCATGTCCAACCAGAAGGAAACCAGCTCCTCGGCTTCCGAACGGGTCATCTTGGCATATGCCTGCGGATAAGCCTGCTTCAATCGACCCAAAAGGCTAATTACGTCAGCTCTTTCCACGGTTCTTTTCCTCCTCAAGCATCTCGGCGAATACATCGCCGTAGGCAAACGGCTTATTCTGCAGGGCTTTGCCTCCCTTGTCCTGCTCTCTGGCAAGCCAAGCGGTGATGAAACGTTTAATCCCTCCGCGAGTTTTACGCTTGGTAGGGTTTGCATCGCACCACCCCGCCATGTTTCTAAGCTGCTGTAAAACGTCGACGTTCGGATAGAGCTGCGACCATTTGGCCCTGTCATTCTCCGACACGTCAAAGAAAGTCCCGTCATTTAGCGGCAAAGAAATCACCGGAGGCGCGTCAGCCGCTTGCGGCTCAGCGCATAATATGTACTCTTCTTTACTCTTCTCTACTCTACTTTTCTCTACTTTACTTTGTTCCGAAATGTCAGCATTTTTTGAAAGAATGTTTACATTTTTCGCTTGAATGTCAACATTGGTCAAAATTTGGGCGACATCGACCAGAAGGATGTTGTAATCGACTTCAAGAACTTTACGGCGGCTGACTGCCTCGAAGTAACGCGTCTGTATCCCTTTGGACGTCAGTACACGGTACTTGTCATATTTCTCTTTGTCGAACATCCCTCGTCTGATAGAAGCCTCTACTATTTCGGAAACGACGCTCCCACCCAACCCGACCTTGCGGGCGAACAAAAGCGCAACCTCCTCTGTCCATTCAATGTAGTAACCCGCCTTGCCGTAAATTTCTTGCAGCAAGTGAACGACTACACCAAATCCTGTCAAGCCAAATTCTGCCTCTATCAGTTCAAACTTTGCATCCAATACGACATCAAGCGGAAAATAATCAATCCCGCTTTTTGCCATGTGCTCACTCCTTGTACGGGAACAGGCAAATATTCGTTTCGTGATCCGAAAGAATATCGCAAAGGATTTCTGCCTCTCGTTGGCTTAGCCCATTGATGCGGATAGCACTCGCCGTGGGATCATCCAGATCCGCGACGCTTTCGCAGTCATAAATCAGTGCATCGTATAGCATCTTCATCCCTCCAATCAGAACGGCAGCTCGCCGTCGTCCTCGCTGACCTCGGAAAAGCCGCCTGCGGCGCTCTCTACGGCGTATTGCGGCGCGGCAGTATCGTTACCCTCCGAGCGCCTGTTGTCTGCGAAATACACGCTGTCAGCCTGCACCTCGTAGCTTCTGCGGTTGTTGCCGTTCTTGTCCGTCCAGTCGCGCATCTGTAAGCGCCCCTCAACGCCGATCATGCGGCCCTTGTCGGCGTAGCTGCAAAGGACTTCCGCCGTGCCGCGCCATGCGACAATATCGATCCAATCCGTCCCCGCGTCCTTGCCGTTGCGGTCAACGGCAAGGGGGAAGGATACAACGGATACGCCGCTGTTCGTCTTTTTCAGCTCCAAGTCACGCCCGATGCGTCCCATCAGGCACACGCGATTCATGCTCACTGTGCGTCACCGTCGCTTTCGATGACCTCGCCGGTCGCCTCGTCCACGGTGTAGTTTTCGGCCTCGATGGTTTCCTCTGCCTGCGCATCTGCGGCGATCACGTCGGCAAGCTGTTTGCCCGCGTCGCGCGTCTGGTAATCGATGGACATAACGCCCCACTTGCCAATCAGGATACGGTAGACAGTCTTGCGTGCCATAGCGTCCCAATCATCGCGCCAGCCCTTACCCTGATATTCACCTTTGCGGAATTTCTTTTCATGTGCGGTGATGGCCTTGACGCTCATGTATACGGTCTTTTCCGCGCCGTTGATAAGACGGTAATAACCGACGTATCCGATGATAGGAAGCGCCTCGCGCGCGTCCTCGTCCTCCACGAAATCAATGTCAACCTCTTCGGTCAGACGGTTATAACTCTTCAATTCGCCCTCACGCACGTCCACGACGTTGATGGTCTTGTATGCACCCGTGCGAAGTGCGAGCTGGTGCATACCTTTCCAGCCGAGAATGAATGTCGCTTCCATCTTTTTTGCGCCAATATCCTTCTTGTAGTTCTTGAATGGCACAATGTAGGCATAGCCCAAACTCGGGTCGATGGGGAGATCAAACATCGCCGCTTTCAGCGAGGATTGAATGACCGTCATCGGGGATTCGTAAAAAGCCTGCTGCAAATTCTTGTCTGCATTGACCATCGAAATGATGGACGAAATAAACTGTGGCGCGCGCTTGCCAAGCAGCTCGTCAAAGCGCTTGCGCATGCCGTCGCGGTCAAGCAGATCGTTCACCAACGCCGTGACGGATGCCTGTTTCTGCTGCGGTGCTTTCTGCATCGCCTGCGCGTTCTGAATCAATCCTTCCTTCATCTTTCTTTATCCTCCTTCACCGCAAACTTGCGGAAATTTGTCGTTTTGTAGTATCTGCTCAAGTCCATGTCTGGGTGATCCTTGGCAAACGCCCTCGCATCGAACGTCTGGCGGCTCTGCGCCTTCCAGTCGACCGTATAGCGCCCGCAGTAGCCGTGCTCATTGTCACCAAGGTCGTTCATGAGCTGCTGTTTGATGGCGTCCGCGCCCTTCTCGATGGCCTTTTTCCGGCTCATCAGGTATTGATACTGCTCGATCAGTCTCTCGCGCCCAAACAGCTCGACTTCTCCGCCGCCGCCCTCGTAAATGGTTGCGATCGTGTCGGTCGTGCTCTCCATACCGTCCATCGGCGGCGGGCTGTCAGCCTCCACGTAGTCGTGCCAGAAGTCCGCGGCGCAGCGTTTCAACGCTGCAATCTCGTCGGGGCTGACATACACGCTGCTCTCGCACCATCCGGGAACATAGTCATCGGGGACGGTCGTGATCTGGTAGCAGTAAAAGCCCTTGCCCAGCACCAGCGCCGCCAAGAACCAGCGTTCCCACCCCGTCACGGCGAGATATGTCACGCACTGCGCGTAATAGCTCTCGGGGAATTCGCCAACTGCATAGCGCTTCATGTTCAGCGCATTCGCGGTCTTGCATTCAAGGCCCGCGTGCCAACCAGCCGGTAACACCATACGGTCAATGTTCGCATGTAGGCACGGAGCCTCATCGTTACGCAGGATGTAGTTCACCTTGCGGACACGCAACCCTGTTTTTATCTCGAATCGAGTTGCGACGTAGCCCTCGAGGTCTCTCCCGATTCGCATCGCCTCGTTTTCCGGCTCTTCGTCAATCCTGCTGGTCTTCTCCGCCCATACCGTGTAGGGCGAACGGTATTTATTCAGGCCCAGCACCGCGCCCATGTCGCTGCCGCCGAGGCTCTTTCGCCGCTCTTCAAGCCATTCTTCGCGGCTCATGCCGCGCGTCGAGATCTTCTGAATCTTCATCTTTTGTTACCTCGATGTCTTCCGCCCCGCAGAAGGGACAGCATAGTATCGTTTGCGTCTCCACGCCGCGCTCACCGTCAAGGTTCTCGCGCCTGCGCAAGACGTCGGGCTCGTCAAAGGTCAGCCTGCACCATTCGCAGCAGTACATCACATCATCGCCGAGACCGCGATGAGCACCGCCGCCAGCAACAGGCAGATACCGGCAAAAAGCATCGCCTCGTCTGCCTTGCGCTGCTCTCTCGTGCGCTTGTCGTGACGTCTCACCGGCTGCACCCCCTGTCGATATACGGCAGCAGCTCATACAGCACCTTACACACCGCGCACGCGCCGATGACGGAAAGCCCCGTCGTGAAGTCGCAGCCGTTGAGCGCGATCACCGCAGCGGCGATGCCGCCGAAAAACAACGTGTCGATCATGCCTCCACCTCATATCCGAGAAATTTCAGGAACGAAAGCCGCGGGATGACCGTGATCGTTCCGATGCGGCTGACCGGAAATCCGAGCTGTTCGGGGTGGTCTTTCGCCGCAATGCTGATCGAATAGGGCTTCCGCCCGAGTACCGGCGCGATATCCGCCGGGGTCAGCACTGGCTTGTCCGATGCAAGCATTTCTTCCACCGTCATTTGCGCGCTCCTTCCTCTCCAAGAAACTTCTGAATGAAATACTGCTGGCCTTTGCCGGTGACTTTCGTGGTCTTGCTCACCGTCACCGTGCCGTCAGAATGGGTGATCGCCGTTTCCTTAACGGTGAAAAGCCCCAAGTCCATTGACTTTTGCGTTGGCATATTGAAGTCCGTGCCGTTTCGGCGAATCAGATAGCCGTTTTCGCGCATCCAACGGAACAGTCGGTGCTGCCCGATGTCAACGCCGTTTTGTTTCAGCAGCTTCGCCAGCTCGCCGACGAGGATCGAAGTCTTGCTTGCGCTGACCGCATCGGCAAAAAGCACCTTTGGCGCGTCGGCCTCGACCTTGTTTTCAAGCCGCTTGAGCTTGTCCCCTGCGATTTGCAGCGCGCGGGCCATGACTTTCTCCGGGCTGTTCCAGTCCTTTTCAATTTGAAGAAAATACTGGCGAGCCTGCTTGCCCTTTTCATTGCGCTGGATCATGCAAAGCTCTTTCGCCATGTCGATGGTGAGCACTGCGTCGTCAACCGTTCGAGCAACCATGCGCTCACCCTCGTTTTGAACTCGCTCAATTTTGAGCGGGTTGAAATCTTCGCCCTCGGTGAACCCGTACTCGCACATTCTCGGGAACCAGTCTTTATAAGCCGTCTTCACTTCGAGAAAGTCGTGCAGGTCTCGCGCAGAGACCGCAGGGCGGTCATTGTTGTAAGTGATCTTGATTAGCTCGTTCATGCGTCCTCCTTATCCTCGGCGCGCCGTTCAATGATCGCGTCGATTGCGCCCTCCACTCGCTTTCGCGCATCGGGCGGCTTGCGCCTTCCGTTCAAGATCATGCTGATATAGGCTCTTGTCACGCCCATCTCAGCCGCGACTTCTTCAAACGAAATGCGGTTGGTGTGCATCTTTCCGACTGCACGGCCAGTCCATGCTTCAAGCAAAGCCATTCCTCCCTTTTCATTCTGTTAATTTTGTTGACTGCGGCAGGGAAGTTTGCTATACTGCTTTCGCGGGGTTATCTCCATAAAAGGGGGTGATCGCATGAGAAACGCAGCACATACTTCGTCCGAGCTCGCGTCGCTTGCTGGCAAGTTGATGCATCACGAGGACAAGGACGTTCGTTCTCTTGCCGCCATCGCCTTAGCTAACCGGCGAAAGTAGGTCAGCTAACAGGAGAAAAGATGAAGCTACTCGCACATTTTTGCCCCGCAGCCGCCTTGATGCTCACGCATCGGGGCGGCTTCCTTTTCCTGCCGCAGTCAAATTTGGGGTTGCATAAGTTAACTAACCGTGCTATTATGCAGATAGCCGAACCACATAAGAGCTTGACACGGACGAATGAATCGTCGGGGTCTGGTTTTATGTTCCCTTTTTCAACTCCACGTCCAAATTATACGGTTAGAATAGTTAGAAGTCAAGGCAAAATTGTTAACTTTTCTATCTTCGTCGATCTGTTCAAAAACGTCCTATGGAATTAACTACTTTTTACAAAAATTTCGTATCCCTCTGCACTAAAAACGGTCTGAACCCATCAGGTGTAGCCAAAGCAATCGGCCTTTCAAATGCTGCTGCGACCGGATGGAAAAAAGGGAAAATGCCAAATGATACTACTCGGGAAAAATTGGCAAACTATTTCCACGTGACTGTTGCCGATCTAATAGGGGACGACTGCGCAGAAAAAGAAGCCGCCGCCCCGAAGGACGTCGGCCTTTCCCCGATGGAATCTCAGTTAATGGAATATGTCCGCACACTTACGGACGATCAAAAGAAGATGCTGCTGGCACAGTTGCAGGCGCTAAAGAATCAAGAATGATACGTTTCTGTTCATCGCTGAGATCGCGGAACGCCTGTAAGATTTCGCTGTCGATGTCTTTCATCTATGTATCCTCCGTATGTAAATAGTTTCACTTATCATATACCGCGCCGAGGTTCATTTCACCACGGCCGCCAATCACGGAAATGGGAATATACAACGACCCGCAGTATTTTGAAAAGAGAATAAAATATCAGAGAAAGAGGCGTTCAGCTGTGATTTCTGCAATTCGGGCGCACTTCATACGCCCGTGCTATCTTCGCGAATCAGAAGCCCCAATGAAGTTTTACAAATTGATTGCTCGAATCGGTCTCCCACTTGGCTTTATCCTGAACCTCTTCCGAGCAATGCAGGCAACGGCCGCAATTGGAACAGCAACCGAAGCTGCAAGGCCATACTTCATAATAGACGCCGTATATATGTGGGTCGGAATCATTTTTCTGTTTGGAGCCCTCGTCGGGCTGAACAAAATGAAATGGGCCGGTGTTAAATACTATGCGTCACTTTTCGGGTGGCAAATCGTTTATAGCGTTTTTCTGGCCACTTATAGTGCGAGCTTGGAGTTATTCGAGTTTGAATATTTCGGGCGAAACATATTTGCCGCAATCTTCTTGTCGGTATGGCTTTACTTCTGCATGATATATTTCGGTAAGCGTCGGCTTCTGTTTTCTCCGGAGGCCTTTGATACTTCGGAAGCCCAAGATGTTATGCCGAATTCAGAATCATTCCCCGTGCAGGCAGCTCCGGTTTCGCCTGATCCCGTCCCGTCCGAGCCGGAGTTGCCTGCCATCATCCACGAAAAGAAGGTCAAGAAGAATTCTACGCGCACGTTATCAATCGTCCTTGCGGTCGCGCTCGCCTTGAGCCTTGCCGGGAATGTTTGGCAGGGCGTTTCTTTGGCGAGTGATTCGGCGGAATCTGCCGAGGAAATCCGTGTGCTCAATAAAAGAATCACCCAGTTAAACAGCTCAATCGCTTCATATCGCGATAACGTAGGCGAATTGAAGTCACAAATCAAAGATTTGGAATCAAGGAATACATATTTCAACGAATACATGGTATTGAATTATCGTATTGGGTTCATTGTTGACGGGTCAGCGTACTATCATCGGTATTCGTGCCCCGTGTATCGGGCAGCAGACGAATATACCGCTCACAACATTGAATACTGCCGTTATCTTGGATATGGTGCTTGCCCGGTGTG